AACTTGTTTAGTTTTACCTTGAAGACCAACTGTACTAATAGCATCTTTAGCCATAACGATTGCTGGATAAACATCATAATGATAGTTATTAGAATCATTAGGGTCTTGACTTGAAAAACAATATGTTGAAGGAGCTGAACCATCATTAACTTTACTTCCTTGATGAGCATAATTAGTCATTGTTTCTGCATAACAGATTCTGAATCTACCTAATTTACCAATCTCTTCAATACCATCCATTTTAAGTCTAACACTTGGATCAGCATATTCATCAACGGCTACAAAGCTAGGGAATAAATCTTTATTAATCATTGCACCATATAAATCTGCACCAACAACTACATAGAATGATTCAGGAATAGGCTTAGTACCAATTCTATTTTGACCAGCAATAATTTTACTCATAGGTTTAGCTTTATTTTGAACCAGTTGAGAGAATAATTGTACTGTTAATTGTTCTGTAATTGTATAATCTCTTGATTTAGTATCATCTGTACCACCAACTTCGTCTCTTGATGTAGCGTCTCCACCATACACTTTAAATGAAGTATTTAGAATATCTCTTAACATTAAACTATTGTATGCATCATTCATTTGTAAAGTAACATCTTCTACTGTTTTAGCTCTTACTGGATCTTCACTATAAGATTCAATATCTTCTGTAAGTTCTACAATACCAGCATATTTTTTCATTTGAGTTTGGAATGTTACTTTTCTAAATGTACCTAAAGCAAAGATACTATTTTTATCAGTTACACCTTCAGTTGTAAGTTGCATATTATTAAGTTTATTTTCAACTTCTGCCATATCTCTTTCAGCAATATAACCACCTTTAACACCTGTATAATTACCATTATTATCTACTACATCTCTATGAATTGACCAGTAATAAACAGATGTTTTAAATACATCACCACTACCTTGATTCATCATATCTTTTGCATTTGCAAACTTTGAAAAGTTAAACACTTGATCAACGGTTCTTCTACTGATTCTACTATAAAAATCTTGAACCTGAACACCTTCAGTAGAATTACCTCCATTATAAACATAAATTGCCATTTTATATATCCTTTATATAAATTTAAAATATTTTAAACTTACTCTCATAAGTTTATAAATGAAGGTAAATTAATACCCTCATATATAACCTTATTGAACCAGAGAAGATTAAAAATCTCCTACTACTGATTTATAATACTCCTCAAATTCTTCATCTGTCATATCATTAACTGATTTTTTATCAGTTTTAGCAACATTCTTTTTGTTACCAACACTAGCTTTCTTTCTCTTTTCAGTCTTAACTTTATTTTCTTCTTGTGCTTTACTTACTGTTTTAGAAGCTAGTTTATCAACTTCAGATGTATAGTCTTTAAATGCATTAATGTATGCACTTATAGGATTTTCACCCATAATCTTTCTTTTAGTATAGTTAGGTGCAATTTTATCAAATATACCATCTCTAATAGTATCTTTAATAAATCCTAACAATTCTGGATCTTCAAATGCTGTAGCTCTATCTTTTTCACTAAACTCTTTATTTAATACATAATCAAATGTTTTAAATACATGGTCATCTTTTTTAGCATCATCAATAATAGATTTAACTTCCATTATCTTTGGATCAACTTTATATTCTTTTGGTTTATATTGATCAACGCTCTCATCTTCTAAATCTAAATCATATGGATCAATATTAGTCTCTTTAAGTAATTTAGCTATAGCTTGTTTATTGCCTTTTTTAGCTTCAACTAATAAATATAAGTCATCATCTGATAAACCTTGCTCTTTAATACCTTCAAGTATAGATAATTCATTTTTATACTTATCATACTTATTCTTATCTTTTAATGCTTTACTAGCAATAGTCTTTAATTCATCTATACTATCAGCTTCTATCTTACCATCCCCAAAATCTATTAATATTTTATCATTATTATTTACATCTTCGGTAGACCTAATCTCAACATTGTCATCTTCCTCCTTATTAGTATTATCAATATCTTCTGTATTATCTTCTAATGTAGAATCTATTTCAGCAATATCATCTTTTGTTTCATTACTTTCAGTATCAGTATCATCATTTTCAACAGTAACATCATCATTATTATTAGTTACATCTGGTTCACTAGGTGTATCAATATCATTTGGATCTTCATACACTAAATCAGGAAGATCAGGTGCATTGTCTAATGCACTTGTATCTACTTTATCTAGTTTATCTAAATTCATTATTATTCACCTACCATTTCAATATTATCTTCAGCTAAATCTTTTGGGTCTAAATCTAATAGTTCTTGAACATATTGTTTAAATGCAACTCTATTTAAAATACTTTCAAACAATACTGGTCTATATTCAGCTGCTACACCTGCTTTCTCTGCTTCTTCTAATACTGTTTGATTAGTATAATGATTATATACTTTTAAAAAGTCCTCATTATTCATTAATCTTTCCATAGCATAATGTAATTCTAATGCTTGTTCTTTACCTCTATTTACATCTTGATTGTTATATCCACCTACAAATTTGTTTGTATCTACTTTCATATTATCTCCTTTATTTTTTAATTAACTTAAATTTTACTTAAATATTTGAACCAAGTCAAATAATACTTACTAAATCTTGTGAATTCACTGGTATTTCTTTCATTTTTTCTCCATTAATACCAATATTACTAGGTAATTTGTTTTGTGCATCTAATCTTGCTTTAGCTTGTAACTCTTCTAATTTAGCTTGTTTTTGTGCATTAATTAGTTCTAATTGTTTCTTTTGATCTACACCATATTGTTTAGCTAAATTTTCCATATTAATATTTTGAGCTTTAGCTTGAGTTTCTTTAGCTTTAGCTTGTTTATATTGAGATTCTGATTGTAATTCTTGTAATTGAAGTTGCATTTGTTGTAATTGTAATTGTTGCATTTGTTGTTGCATTGGATCAGGTTGTTGTTTAAAGTTTCTAACTTCTTGTGCTAAATCTGGCATTTGTTTTAAATCAGCTATTTTAGCCATTAATATTTGAGTCATTTCCATTGGCATATTATTACCTAATGTTTGTAGTAAAAATGCTAATTCACTAGCTTTAACTTCATCTGTATATTGTGTAGATATATCCACTTCAAATATTGAGTTATATGTAGCATTTATAACATTATTTGGTTTAGCATAAGGTATTTTAGTTATAGATTGTATTTCCTCTGGTTCAAGTAAATCATAACAATATTCTAACCATTTTCTCATTAATGGTTTAATTATATTTTGAGCTACATTATATACTTGATCTAATTCTCTTAATGCCATACTATTCATTTGTCCCATTTTACCAGCTTGTGAACCATAAATACCTTGAGAACCTTGTCCTCCTTGAAATGGAATAATACCACTAGTAGTTTGTATATCTTGATCCAGATATTGAATCATACTAAATACTTCTCCTGGTATTCTATTATACTGTCCCTTATAAAATGCATTAGGAGATAAATTAAATTCAAATGGTTTACCTTCATAAAATCTCTTTAAATTAATAGCATCTAAATTACCTTTTTGTATACCTATCTGTCTACTATTAGATTCAGCTATATCATCAAGTATGCCTCTTAATATACCTGTTTTAAGTCTTTGTTGGTCTTCTAATAAATCAACTAATGATTTACCATAAATACTAAATGGTTCTTTAATATAATTAGCAATAATATATGGTATTTTACCATCAGGGTAAGGATTATCTTCTAATCTAACTATAGTATCATTTATCCAACAACATACTATTGGTTCAACTATACCATCTTCATCTAAATCATAATTACCCCAATATTCATACATATATATTTTCTTTCTTTCTTTATCATCCAAATTAATGTGTAAATCTGTATTTAATTGCTTATTATATAATGATACATCATTAGTTAAACCATCATTTAATTGTAATTGTTTTTCTACCTCATCTAAGTTTTTATATATACCTGCTTGCTTTAAATCACTTAATCTTACTTCTCTTTTCTGTATGATATATTGAATATCTTTACTATCAAAAGCTGTAGGATCAATAAATACTGTATTATTTCTAACAACTGTAGCTGTAGGTCTATTTATTATAGGTATTTCTTTATTTACTTTAGCAGTCCCTACTATTACTGGTTCATTAGTTTCAGGATGTATATCTATTATTGGTTCATCTACTTCAGATTCTTTACCTAAATAATCCCAACCAGTTCTAACAATTACTGTACCTTCTATTAATAATACTTTTAATAAATCAGTCATAAAATTATATCTATCAAATTGTTTTGTAAACATATAATTTAACAACTTCTCACTTTGTAATGTAAAC